AGCTGTAACTCCCTCCACTACTGTTGCTGGATTTACTAATACTTTGACCTTTGCCAACCCTCTTGTTTTACCATCTACTTTTAAACTCTTTGCTTCTGTTAGTGTTACTACTACTGCTAGTACTACAGCTTTACAAGTATGTGTAATGGGAGGGGCATACTAATGCCAGGAGCTTTTAGTTACGGAATGACTCCGACTAACTCTCCAAAAGGTTCTGCATTTCAAGCAGTTCAGCCTTCTGTAATTCCTATTGGTGTTATTGAAATGTTTGCTGGTTCTACCGCACCAAATGGATGGCTAGTTTGCGACGGAAGTACTGTTAGCAGAAAGACTTATGGTGATCTATTTAAAGTTATTGGAACCACATATGGTGCTGGTAATTCTAATACCACATTTACTTTACCAGACATGCGTGGCAGATTTGCTATGGGTGCTGGAACTGGAACTGGATTAAATAGTTCTGGTTCTGGGGCTATTAGCGGCTCGTCACAGACAGCTAGAACAGTAGGGCAATGGCTAGGTGAAGAAACTCATTTGCTTACTACCGCAGAATTAGCTAGTCATACACACGCTAACACAGTTAGTGGTGGAAATACTGGAACAATGAATTCAAATACCTCTCACGCACATCAACATGCTAATGTTCAAGGAACTAGTGGTGGTCAATATGGGCTTATGGATACTGGTAACGCAGGTAGCTCTGGAAGACCTTATGTTACCACCACTAACACAGATCACACTCATGCTTTTACTCCAACAATATCTAATGCTTCTGCCGGTAGTGATAGTAGACATGCTACTATACCCCCATGTGTTGTGGTGAATTACATAATAAAAGTTTAGGAGATATAATGTTAAATCAGGTTAGTATAAGCGTTATTGTTGTTGATAATGATTACTCTATAACTTTAAGTGCAGTAGATGACAGCAACATATCAAAAACAATAAGAATGCCTATTAGTATAGGGTCTGAAGATGGAGCATTAATCAGCAGCCTAATCAATAGGGCGTGGGATTATATTCCAGATGCTGCACCCGATGAGCTATCACAAGCTAAAGCCAGAAAGCTACAAGAACTAAACAGTGAATGGACAGCCGTAGAAAAAACTGGTTGGGACTCTGGTCATGGTTACCATTTAGGAATTACCCCTTCTGATGTTGCCCTTATTGTAGGAGTATTTTCTTTAGCTAGAGAAGCATCAGCAATGGGCTTACCTTTGCCAGGGCTGATCAGCATGGAAAACAATACGATTGAATTTGAAACTATACAAGATATGACTGTATTGCTTATGTACTATGGTAAGGCTAGATCTGATATGGCTAAAGAGTTTGCTGCTAGACGCAAGGCAGTAGAAGATGCTACTACTATTGAAGAGATACCCGTAATTTAAAAGGATAAAATATGCCAGTAGATCCAGACTGCGACACAGGCGATTGCGATGATGAACCACCAGACCCAGAGCCCGGGTGTAACACTAGGGATGACTGCTATACCAATATATACCGTAACGACTATTCTGAAGGAGATCCAGTAGCCGACGCAATCTCTGTACTTGAAGACGGCACCCTTAACGTTGCAATAATATGGATAAAAAGTCAATACCCGGAGCCTATGACTCAAGCAACATGGCTGCCACAGTTTTCAACACACGTGGGCTCGGATTATATTAGTGTTGCTGAATTTAGCGAACAATACCCTATCCCTCACCTCTCATTTGCAGGGACTATCAAGGGTGGCAGTGGGTCCGTAAACGGAGCTCCAACAGTAGACATAGCCCCAGGAAACTCCTTAAATGGCCGAGTGTATATCGCAACTGACTATTATGCGTGGGGCTCCGAAATAGAAGTATACATGTTTAATGGGTCTAATTCACCGGAGATAGACACTGCGTTAGTTCCCTACATGGTGATACAGCAGAGAGTAGCAAGAGTAGACGGCGTTTGTACCTACCAAGCTAGAAAGTTTGGACCTTACGCTAATATTGCGGCATACGTGACTGCCCTTGAAAGTTTCCCGCCTGTTCCCCCTTCTGACAGTTTTGCTGGGTTTGCTGGAGGGGGCCTTCCTCCAATATCCGCTAATGGGGGAATAGAGGAAGATGATGTTGATCGTGCTGTAGCAGAGGTGTACCCTTGGGACTACAGCCATGCAATTGCTCTTCCAATACAGGGGCTATATGATATAGACCTACCGAGTGGCTGGTTCTCTAACGGGGTCACAGGGGTAAATATTAAGCTATCATCAATACCCATAGGAACTGCAGCATACGGGGGCATATGGGGTCCGTCCGTGGCCCCTCAATGCCACGTAGATTATAGCGTCTATAATTGGACCTTAAGCGGGCAGCCCTCTTGGATGCCGTCATCCTTTACAAGTCCTGGGTGCGACAGTATTGTTATTAATACAGCTAGAACCGTAGTATTCAACACCCCAAATGGCGCTGGATACTCTGGTAACCTTAGGACTACAACAAATGCAAGCTCTTTATCTGAAGTAAATATGTGTGCGGGAGGTTCTGTTGCTGGAGTACTTGAAAAGAGCGGATTTTTATACGTGGGCCAAAACGATAATGCTTTTGATTACGCTGGCACTGAAACAAAAACTTACTCGGACGCCCCGCCTAGTGTATTTAACTATACTACTGGGGATCTCATAGCTAATCCATTCTCTCAGGCTGTGTTTACCCCTGACATAGCGGCAAGCCCTAGAACATCTCACGCCGTCTCTGTCTTAAACGGAACTTGGTCAATATACTTAGAGCCCAATACTACGTACACTTATACTTATGATGCTAATGACCCTGATACTATATTTTATCCCACCAAAGGCAGCCCAGACCCTTCTATAATACGAAGCGGAACAGTAACTATAAAAAGCCCTGGACCCAGCGTTGACGACTGTATATGTTTTGTGAGCGGCGCCAATGCGTTTGGGTATGACGTACCAACTCCTCCAGGAAAAACGGTACCCTCAGAGGTAATAGCACAATGGCTTGCTGCAGACCTAGACATAGTAGAAGGGACTTGTGGTACTCACGGCGGAGCGAACATTCCCTGCTTCTGTGACGGATCCTGCTTTTATAAAAGAAACGACGCTCATACTGGGTATGCGCTGTATAATCCAGAGGGCTATTTAAAAGGCTGCAGAAAGACGGCGGAGCAAGTAATTGCCGGCCTGTCAGTAGAGCCCGCAGAGCTAATGGATACTCCCTGCTCTCAAGAAGAGTGCGAAGGCCACGCCGCCACTTGGATGGCTGAGCCGCATGGGGAACCAAACGAAGAAGGCCTTTACAAAGTTAAATGGATATTGTTAGATGATTGCCCTGGAGCATGCTGCAGTGATCAGCCTACTCAGCCTGAGTTTGTTAAGACCTCAACACTTATTGACGCGCCTTGTAAGTGCGGCTGCGATTAAGGAGTATTTATGAATAGTAAATCAGTAACCCTGGATGATAAAGTTACTTTTAACCTGCTGAGCAGTGCCGAGTTCTTGGATAAGTTTCCAAACATAAAGGCAGCGCTAGAGGCAACTAAGAATAAAGCTGAAAGCATGATAGTAAAAAAAGGATGCAAGCCGTGCCAGCTTAGGTCTAAACAAATATCCATAAACCTAATGTCAGTAAAGAAAGCTATAGCTAGGTTCTCTGATGAAGATAAAATTAAAATAAAGGAGTTCTTAAAAACTGACCAATTGGTTATAGTTTTTAGTAACGATAAGAATGAAATATCAAAGATTGAATTTTGAAAGGCCCTCATGGGTAAGAAAACTATAATAATAAGGCACAGCCGGGCTGCTGGAGACATTCTTGTCTTAACTGCCGCCGTAAGGGATATATACAAAGCCTACTCAGACAGATTTGAAATAGGAGTAGAGACTCCTTTCATGGAGCTGTGGAACGACAATCCTTATATTATAAAGCTAAAAGACAAGCGCCTAGGTGCCGGGGTCTACTCGCTTAGCTACGGCGATAGCATTAAAAAAGCAGGAACAGAGCCTATACACTTCTTACAATCATTTCACGAAGACTTCAGAAAGAAGACAGGGCTAGAAGTTCCCCTTACTGATGCCAAGCCTGATATATACTTGAGCGAAGAAGAGAAGTCAAAAAAGGTAATAGACGGTAGATACTGGGTAGTATTATCAGGCGGCAAGTCTGACTTCACCACCAAACATCCTAGATTCTTTGATGTTCAAGACACTGTGGACGCTCTTGGTCAACTAGGAATAAAATCAGTGCAGGTAGGCGCGGCGGGCGGAAGACCTGCCAGCATGCACAGAACACTAAAGAACGCTATAGACCTTAGAGGCAAGACATCTCTTCGAGAGCTACTGTCCCTCATATATCACGCAGACGGAGTACTATGCACTATAACCTTTGCTATGCATGCTGCAGCTGCCTTAGAGAGGCCCTGCGTAGTAATGGCCGGAGGAAGGGAAGAGTGGTGGTGGGAAGGCTACGTCAGAGAAAACCCTGCGTTTAAAGGTCTAAACGTAAACGTGCCTCATAGGTATCTACACACTATAGGTTTGCTGGATTGCTGCAGAGGCCCTAGGGCCTGCTGGAAGAATAAGGTAACAATGGCAGAAGGAGATAAGTCTTACTGCAGTTACCCACAGGTAGAGCCTGAAGGACAGACTGTGCCGCTATGCCACCATATGATAGGCGCCAGTAAAATAGTAGAATCAGTGTTATCTTATTATGTAAGCGGAGTTATACCTCCCCTAGAGGAATGGAAGGAAAGTAACATGTTACCAGCAGTAGATAAGCCTACCTACATTATATTGCCAGACGGAAGGAGAGCTAAAATAGAAGTAAGTATAGAGGACAACCCTGACATAACCTCTAAAAGGCGTATAGAGATTCCAATGGTTATGCCTGTAGCTAAGGTCCTACCTAATAACAATATGGTCGTTAACTTAGTGGAGACGTCTCCAAAATCTAGTCCTATAGATCACCCATTAATAGGCGGTAAAGTTACTCTATGCCTTCTAATGTATGGCGATTTTGCCCCTATGCATAGAAGGTGTTTAAACGCTTTAGCTTCTGTTTCTAGAGAGAAACTAGAGGTAAGAGTATATTTAAACGCGGCTTGCCAAGAGACTATAAACTTGGCTGAGAGCATGCATAAGTCTGGAAGGATATCAACGCTGTACAGGTCAGATACTAATAAGTTTAAGTATCCGTGCATGAGGCAGATGTTCCACGATAAAGATAAACCTATAACCACTAATTGGACTATATGGTTTGACGATGACACTATGGCAGACGTAGACAACTACTGGCTTGAGAAGATGTGCCAAGCTGCAATAGATGCCAGTGGATCAGATAATAAGCTAGGAATGGTAGGGCCTAGGTACTTCTATAGTATGGGCAAACCACATATAGATTGGGTAAAAGAGGCAACCTGGTATAAGGGTAGAGAGTTTAGAGATAAAGTAGGCAATCAGGCCCCTAACGGGTTTAAGATACATTTCTCTTCTGGATCGTGCTGGATGCTGAGGACTGTCTGCATAAAAGAGTGCGATATACCAGACGTTAGGTTAAAGCATAACGGCGGTGATATATGCATAGGTGAACAAATATGGCAAAATGGGTGGAGCCTTAAAAGCTGGAATAGTGACAAGAGAGTAGTGCTATGGTCCAGCGTCCCTAGAAGGGGACACCAGGAAACTATATTTGGAATATGAGGTAAATAAAAATGCCATCTTCATCCAGCGGATCTAACTCGTCTTCTCAGTCACAGTCGGAAAATCACGGAGTTAGAGTTAAAAGGTTTACACAACAGAAGTTTGAAATAAATAATGTAGACGGGTATAGAATGAAGATTGTTGCCTACGACGGTAACAAGATGAGCAACGCTGTATTCAGGTATATTAGAGGACCTTTCAGCCAGACTGCTGGGGCTTACTTTGAAGAGTTTGATGGTGTGTGCTCTCCGGCTGATCTTGAGGAATTTCCAGAAGACACGCCTACAGCAAACTCAAATCCAGCTTGGTTTAGAAAAGATTACATAGACCTGGTGTTCAGGTCACAGACTACGGCAGACGAAGCGTGGAATATGATAGTAAAAGACATTAATGTTCTAGTGTCCTCGTTAGACCTTATGGAAGATATAGTTGTAGAAAAAATTGTAGATATCGGTGACCCCCTTATCTAGGAGACACCATGGCGACTAATAAACTATTAATAATTGATGATGGGATGGTAGTTAGCATAATAACTAACAGCAAGATAACTCAAGCTATACAGCCTATAAAAGTGGCTGCAGATAACGCTAAGAGTAAAGGCATGACCCATAATAAGGGAGGGTGCAAGCCCTGCCAGTCAAAGGCTAGAAACGTAGCCATAGACCTTATGAGCGTAAAGCAGACTATAGCCCAGCTATCTGACTCTGATAGGAAGCTTCTTAAGAGCCTTTTAGATGCTGACAAGATTAGGCTGGTTTATACGACCCAATCTAACAAACTAGTGCAGCTCACGTACTAGTTAAATCAGGCTAAATTCGAGACGTTTTTGCGTCATAATCTATTGTATCCCCCTAGCATTTCGGGATACACAGGCCCCCTATGGTCTTTAGTGGATGATTCATAACATCGACATTAGGGTGCCAGCTGATGGTGCACGTAGTCTGTGGGCTTTTCATTGGGTTGCCACAGACCATAAACTTCAGCCTTACGGCGGGGTTTAAAGTAAATAGACCCTAAGCCGGAAAGGAGCCAGTAGCTTAACTGGCAGAGCCTAGGGCTCATAACCCTAGTGTATCGGTTCGAATCCGATCTGGCTCCCTAGAGTATGGTTGCGTATACCAACTCTTTTAAACCTTACCCTTTACAAAGGAGAGGAAATGAAAATATGCATGGGTTGCGAGGGACCCATAGAGGCAGAAATGTCTCCTAACTCGGACTTTTGCTTCTCCTGCAATGGCGGCAGGATGAGGCTAGAGGCTGAAGCCCAAGATAAAATGGGCGAAATTACCTTCCAGTTTAAAGGCTGGAAAGTAGAGGCTAGCGCCGCAATCTCTCTCTTCGAAGAGCGCGCCAACTGGGTATACCTCGACGCTATAATAGGCGGAGGCAAGACCCAGCTCCTAATGGAGATAGCCCTCAAAAAGAGGGAGGGTTTTGAGGATCAGTTCCTCGTCGCCATAGGCGACAAGCAGATCGTAGTTAGGGCTCAACCCCCTAATGATGATGCAAGATATGCCCAGGGTATCGTGCTATCACAGCACGAGCCATTAGAACGGGTCGACGGACCCGAACCAAGTGAGGACTAGATCCTTACTATACTAAAGCTCAAATGGGCTCCCTTCTTTAACTAACCGTTAAAGAAGGGAGCCCGAACCGTGTTAATTTTTAGCTATCAGATATTGTTTTATACTATAGTACTTAGTACTCTTACATAGGAATGGTACATTTAAGTATTTTAAGAAAGGGCATCTAATGATTAAGGCAGTTTTATCAAAAAGTGAGCGAGTGGGCAATAAGGCTTCAATCTGCATCGAAGCACCGACCATTGAGGAAGCTCAGTCCCAGGGATCCAGGGAAGCCGCTATCGAGCATTCTAAGGTACTTGGAATGGGCCGTCCTGGTATCTCTGGGAACCCGTGGTTAGAGTGGTGTGATAAAGAGGGTAAAGCTATTCCACAGCACGAGTTTCAGGCAGCACCATACAGGGTGGTCCATATCACATGGCCAACCCAGGAAGGTCTTTAATGAGCTCACCAACGCCGCAAGGCGGGTCCTATAGTAAGCCTAATAAAGGCAGGGAGTCTATGCGTCCCATCTGGACTAGCGAAGACTCCTACGCCACAACCTTGTTGTTATGCTTTATCGATGTGTACGGCACGGAAGGTCTCGAGTGGGACCCTATGACTATACGCAGTGAGATAGAGGATGACTTTAAGGTTAAGGTCCCGGCTAGAACTTTTAATAAGTTAATGGCAGGTATAAACTTGGCCACTACAGATCAGTTCTACACTAACCTGCCAGACTTTATAGACTTATGTAATATATTATCTGGTGACATCTTGGATCCAAGATGGTTCGACCCAGCTGATCCAGGGGAATGTGCTTGGGGCATTACAGAGGCAATGCTCATTTCGCCTCCTGAAAAAGACGACGAACATCCGTTTTCGCAGGACATTGTTGCGTACATATCGCAGGTGGTAAAGTCTCATGGGATACAGAATCCACCTGATGTACTTAAGCTGGGTCTACGGGAAGACGCAGACCAGATAGCTGAGAATGTTGCTCAGAGCTTCTCAGACGATCCAGAGATGTACTCTGCTATATGGAAAGTGCAGCAAGAAAAGTCGGACGATATAAAGATGTACGTTAAAGAGAATATTAGAAGCATGTTCGCACAGGTAGAACAGCTTAAACTAAATAATGGAGACGTCTCCACTATAATGAAGAGGCTAATCAATCAAGGATAAGCTTTTATAAAATTTATCTACTATGTAAGCCAGCAGACGTTTCTGCTGGCTTTTTTTATTGGCCAACAAACATTGAGAGGGGAAACGCCATGGGCGTAGAAACGTTTAGAAAGACTGCAGCTAAGAAGGCTGGAGAGATGGTAGAAAGAAACACCAGACTAGAGATAAGAGTGGACTTTGCAAAAGAAAGGCTGCTTCCACCTGTAGCCAGGTTTATGCGAGAACTATCAGAGGTTATTAAACCTATTCCCTCTACTATAGTCAGGGGAATGAATGACATGTCGCATGTCTTAGAGGGAGCTATGCTCAAGTCTGGTAAAGAGATCAACCATTCCCAGATTATGAATCTAGGGGGCATTAATATAAAATGTGACCCAATGTCTAATAACAGCTATATAAATCTCTTTGTAGGGTTTAGGCCTAACGAAGAGATCATAAGCATCTTCGCATGCTTAAAGCCAAGGATAGACTACCCACAAGACCTATGGGATGCCTGCAGTATTGTAGTCTCTAAAGAGATTCCTAAGCTTAAGTTAAAAGACGGAACTACCGCACCGCAGGGTACCTTCAAAGCTGTTAGAGCGGATAAGAGGGAAGTTAATGTGCTAGAAGCTAAAGCTGCCTGGCCTCTAATATGCGGTGATGAGTTTTACAGTTATCTATCAGCAGCTTGGGCTCTGGTAGCAGACACTTCGTTTGACCTTATTGGAGAATAAAATGCAAACTGAGTTTAAGAATAAGGAAGAGTTCATCAAGTTTATAGTTGATGGGATCGCCAGCATCATCGGAGATAAGGATGGCGAGCTAGCAAAGTGCACAGATAAGAGAATGCAGAAACTGGACAAGTTCCTAGAGACCTACAAAGACCATATCAGGTTCTTTGAGGTTGAAGTGCCATCTATAGTCGCCGGTATCTCTGGAAGGTTTTCGTCTTTTGCAAACGGAGAGACAACGTCAGAGGGTGTGACTACTAAGAAGGTGATGCTGGGCGATGTTATTATTATGGACAAGAGCAACATAAATATGCCGACTGGGTACGTAAGTAAAGCAGAACTCTTGGAGCCTCACAAGCTATTAGACTTCTGCGTATCTTGCCTGCTTAAGTTGTATCAGAAGTATGTATACAGTGCTAAGGAGCTTATAGATAACTGCACAGATGAAGAAACAGCGGCGGTAGTTGCTAGGACCTATCATATGATGATGGCCATAAGCGGGACGGAAGAACAGATAATTCTAAGGTCTTTAAACCTTATGATCATGGGGGACGCTGAAAAAGCTGCTGAGCAGGCAGCTAAGTATATGAATGAGTCGGGACTAAAAAAAGCAGATGCAATAATTCAGCTGCTCCCTATTCACGAGATGAGGAGGATATCTCTTATAGTGCGGTCTAAAGGCTTGTTCTTTGCCGGGCTATTTAAGTACGACGAAGACTTTGAAATAGACATGAATATCAATGCTAAAGAATGCTTCACAGACCCGAAGGAGTTTGCAGAGTTCGTTGAGAAGAGAACAGACTCTAGGCTTAGAAAAGCCTCTATGGATAAAGTAGAGCCCGATAAAGTGACGCCTAAGTTTAGCTCAAGGGTGTTTTTCAATTAGGAGGCGCAGATGTACTACAAAGAATACTCCAGAGAAACCTTGGAGGCTAAGTACGGAGAAGACAATGTGCTAACCGAGGAGGAGTTTGACGGGAGGTACAAAAACAAACTCCAAGTAAATAATCAATTAGTAGTAGCTTTCGATATGGAAGGCAATCAGGTGTCCTGCTTCTTTCAGGAAAGTCCAAGACTATACTACGATATCATCTCCAAAGAGCAAAAAGCTCAGAACTGGGGGTGATGTATTAGGGCAGTAGATATACTTGAACTAGATAGACTATCTAAGGCTGAGGGGTTTGAAACCAATCTAAGTCGCAGGTCACTAGGTCAGGTAAAGATTTTAAAAGGAAAGGTACTATGGGAGGAGGATAAAGTCCTGCCTATGTACGTCCTAAATAACGTAGAGGTTAAAAGATATTTTAGGGTGTTCTTTAAAGTAACACTTGGAAAAGAGTTTAAATGGCTAGACGAATATACTATAGACGACATGACTACGACTCAATTAGCAGCAATTGTTGGGCTGCAGTCTTTCTCGATGGATATCGGGGAAGACACTTATGTAAAATTCTTTGGTGACTTTGACGAAAAGGAATTTGAAGATGATGAACAAGACTAATATCGAGAGCGTGCGAGAAGATCAAGAAAACACAATCATTACGGAGAAGTTTGATATGGCTGGATATATTAGCAAACTCAGAGATCCTAAGGATAGCAAAGAAGATAAGCACGAACATAAAGACGATAGCTTCTCTTACCTTAATGGTACCTACGTTCCAGAGGTAGACGCCTCGTATGTTATGCCGCCAGATACGGCGGAATTGTTTGAGGTACTTAATCAAGGGCGTACAGAGATGTCCGAGAACGTGCTATTGGTTGGTCCTACGGGTTGTGGCAAGACAGAACTGGCGAAGCAATTCGCTGCAAGAGTAGGTCTTCCACTCCTAAAAATGGACTGTAGTAATATTACAGAGGCGTCTCAATGGTTCGGTAGATTGGATATGAAGAACTCCTCACTAGAGTATCTTGAAGCTCCATTCTCTCGAGTTGTAGCTAGAGGTAATCATGTGATTCTCCTAGACGAGATCAATCGTGCTAGCTCCGAAGTTCTTAACTGCTTGCTTCCTCTATTGGATACGACCAGGAGTACTTTTATTCAAGAACGTAAACCAAGTCCAATTCTTAGAGATGGGGGCGGCCTTATCTGGTTCGCAACAATGAACGAAGGTAGTCAATACACTGGCACTATGAGATTAGATCGTGCTCTGCGCGGTCGTTTCTCTAATGTGGTAGAGTTGACTTATCTGTCTAAAGCAGATGAGATTGCCTTGTTAGTAAGGCGCACGGGCATTGACGTAGAGAATGCCACCAAGTTGGTGGATATCGCTGATACAATTCGCTTGAAAGCTAAGGGTATCAACAGTATCTATACTCATGTGCTATCCACACGAGAGCTGCTCAATGCAGCTAAGAAGTTCGTAAGGGGCGGCATTAAGACTTTGCGCTTCACCGTGCTTAATCACTTTGATGGTGGTAATGGTGTAGACTCCGAGAGGGGTCACGTTCTTAAGATGCTAGAAGGTAAGATGGGTAGTATTAACGGCCTAGGCGACAAGCCAAAATCTGCAAGCGATATGATTGCAGGTTCCTAGTTGTTTGAAAACGGTGGCAGGGCTAACGCCTTGCCACTTTACTATTGGAGGTAAATTATGGCATTCAAAGACTATATGGCATTCAAAGACTGGTACGAAAACCCTAAGTGGAGCTACTTAGACTACCCACTTTACTCTTGGAGGTAAATAATATGGCATTCAAAGATTGGTATGAGAATCCCAAGTACGAGGCCGGAGAAGGTAAGTCGTATTGGAGTTCATGGAGCAAATGGAGTTACTTAGACGACCCATTCGATAACTTTGATAAAGAAGATAAGAGAGACAAAGATAAAAATAAGAGGACGTGCGAAGACGCACTAAGGTCTGTGAGTCGATCCGCCAATGTTATCCTGAACTCAGGATCACAGGAGAGACAGCTAGCGGTTAAGTTCTCCGGTGGCGATGACGTTAACACGCTGAAAGACGACACTATATACCTATCTCCTGACGCTCTGCTAGCTTGCGCTACAAGAGCTGATAAGGAAGATATAATAGACAGTATGAGCGGCCAGGCTATGTTAGCCGCCCAACTAAAAAGGCAACTAGATCCAGCCACATACCAAGAGTTTCTGCTATCCAAGGACCCAGAGATAAGATCTCTGTGGAGTGCTATAGAGCTAGCGATAGCTCGAGGCGAGGTAATCAGTGACTGGGCAGGTTTCAAGCCCTACTTCGACTTGTACGCTAAGACCAGCTCTAAGGTTAGTAGCACGGTGATTAAGCGAGAGCTAAGTAAGTTCAATGGATCTAGTGAGGATAAGCCCACTAGTGCTAAGGCGTTTGTTATGGGCTTGGCATGGAATCTTTATCATAGCCATGATCCGATAAGGATTCCTCCAGCCTATAACGACGGTAAGATGTTGGTTGCAGCGGGCCTTAGAGGAGCAGAGACCTGCGCAGACAGATGGACATTCTGTTCGCTGGTTGTAGCTGAGCTAAGGAGGATGTACGACAAGACACCTCCTAAAGGTAAGGGCCCAGTCGGCTTAGAAGGTAGGCCTAAGGACTTTGACGAAGAGTCCGGCGAAGGTGTCGACCTTGTTTCTCTTCTCAAACAGCTAGAGAAGATAAAGAAAGAAGAAGAGCCTGGCGCTGTTAAGAAGGGACCCCCAAAGAAAGGTGCCGATAAGTTTACCGGTATAGACGAAGAGTTATTTGGTACAGACAGGGTGACTAACAAGAAGTGCAAAGAGGCAGGCGAAATAGATGCCATAACCGGAGACTCTACCTCTGAGCTTAAGGACTCCGTGAGCGCTCCATCTATTCCTGGAGGACTTGGAGGCTATAGAGGAAGATCCGTTAAGAGGGGTATACCTTTCTGGCTAAGTAAGGATTTGCCATCCAAAGACAGTAAGAGGCACTTTGATAGGGCCAAGATAGACGAGCTTAAAAAGATAGCAGAGACTATCAAAGACTCATTCGGGTTTACAGATAAGCTAGCCAAGCGAAAGGTATATGGGCTTAAGGCTGGAGTAATCAGGCCTGAAGCGCTGTATAGACTGGAGCTGGGCTCTGATGAGGTATTCTACAAGACCACTTTGGTCGACGTAGATAAGGTGTCAGTGTGTCTTCTTATAGATCAGTCAGGCAGTATGGGTAGTCACAGCCACGGCTCTGCTGCTGAAAAAGTAGTAGAGGCAGCAGAGGTAGCTTATGTTCTTGCGCACTTGTGCAAAGACATAAAGCACATGGACTTATCGGTCATGGGCTTTAGTGCTCAAGAAAGCTGCTCCGAAGCTAGACTTAAGCTGTCTGGTTCAGACTGTGACGGAGAGGTAAACATGCGCCTGATATATGATTCGATTGATCCTCTTAATAACAACATCGAGGACATTTGTCATATTAGGGCTCACGCTAATAACTTAGACGGTTTCTCTCTGTGGTACGCAGCCAAGCACATGGCCGAGAGTAGGGCGGAGAGAAAGCGAAAGGTTCTTATAGTCGTGTCTGACGGATCCCCTAATGGTAGAGGATACGGCGGCGAGGAGGCAGAGGAGCATGTAGCACTATGTAAGAAAGATGTCAAAGCTCGCTTTGGCATTGATACATATGCCATCGGCATCTCTAACGCCTACAGCCAGCACGAAGGTGATAAGATGTACGGGGCTGGAAATAACATCATTATCGGTGATGTTAAATCCAGCGTAGGCTTTCTTTCCAGATTCCTTAACCAGGTTTCTCAGATAGCTTAGAGATAGTCTTCGACCCTTACAGCATTGTGAGATGCTTGTTTGTAGGCAGTCTTAACTCCAAGACTGTCTACAAGGGTGTCGAAGAGACCTGCGTCGCCTCTAGGAAGAGTAGATAACTCTTCAGCTAATTTTTCAGAGTCAACAAACAGGCCACCGCTAGAGACTCGTTCAGCAAAATCGACTCCAAACATGTCTTCGATTTCGTTGAGCTTGATGCTCTCTAGCTGGGCCTTTTTGTATACTGATCCATTAGTAAGTTGTACGTGATCATTAACTATGCTCTTAGCTTCCTTTACTGTAATAGTGTAAAGGTCGTTTACAGAGCCTAACGATTTAAATCTATACTCATCATCAACTGAGCTAATTATTGATGCTGCTTTATCCATAGTCTCTGTCGAGTTATCTTTAAGAACATGCTGAGCAGTCTTAGCTAGCATGAGTTGAATGTCTTCGTCCTTCTTTAAAGTCTTAAGAGCTTTGGCTCTATCGAATAGCATATTAGCTACCTTGGTTCTAGATACTAGTCCGTTAGCGGCATACCTAATTATTTCCGTCTCTCCTGTAAGGGCTACACCAAACTCGGAGGCTTTTTCTAGAATCTTATTAGCAATAGTTCTTCGGTCTGTGAAGTTAATATCGCTGGCGTTCTTGCTCATCCACTCTGCAGCCGCCTTAACTTCCATGGCGTTTCGAATAGGATAAGTACGAGTCTTATGGCCAGTCTCAAACTTCACTACGATAGCAAAGTCATCGTCTCGAAGATCTTCTTCAGAATGTTTTTGCATTAGTCCGTGGTTTTCTATAAGCTGATCGAGGTCTGGTCTTACTCCAAAGAAGTCTCCTGCCTTTAGGATTCTGTCTTTTACAGAGTTAGCCAGCTTTCCAAATTCTTTCTCTTGGTCTAAAAAGTAGGCCATGGACATGTAGGTAGACGAAGAAGTGTGACATGGGAACTTTAAGGTTCTAGGATCCCCATAAGCACTAGAAGGGAGGGAGGCGCCGGATCCGGTCAAATCTACTGAAGAAGCTGATTTGACGAATTCAGGCATATCGTAAAGCTTAGTAAGATTGTGTAGCTTAACTCCACCCTTATCATCAACTTGGTCAATAATCATGGCATATACTCCAGTAATGTTGCTTAACTATAGCGTGCAGTGGCGCACAGTAATGGACCTGGCTAATGTACAGCCAGACTCTAACTTCTTACCGTGCAACTGTCCCTGCCCCAATTGTAGCAGTAATCTTACCATATATAAAGATATTACATCAACAGAGGCTCAGTGGTTCTACTGTAAGAACTGTGAGCTTTCTGGGGACACCATAGAACTATTAGCAGCATATATGAAATTAGGGCTAATGGACACCATTAATTTCCTAGTTTCTAAAGGGATAATAGACAATACTAAGGTAAACTACCCCAGAAGGATATTTGAGTATATAAATAGGCAGTCTGGGTACCGTAACAAGATTCTGTCATTTTGGAGAATGATTAAGGGGTGTGAAGAAAGAATAACCAAAGAACACATGGATATAATTTCTGCGTTAAACGTAGGTGGTGGTAGTGGCGACTATAAAGGTATAAAGCAAGTATTTGGGTTCAGCAGTAAGGCCGAGGTCCTTAGAAACATAGTAGTAGGAAACTCCGCCGCCGGAGTAGACGGAGGATGTAATAGGGTATTTAAAGGCAAGGGCTGGAAGAGTGTATGCATAGCTGCTGCTTTTGACATGCCAGGAAGAATCAAGTCATTTGTAATGTTCGGCCAACCAACTCTCGGAAGCATCTCAGTTATAATAAGGCACATCTGCTACAAAACCTGGAACGCTTACGAGACAGAGCCAGGTATAATGTTCCTAAACGAAGCTATATCGAGCGACGACAAGTCAAAGATAGTAGTGACTGACACTATGCAGGGCCTTAGAATGGCTGTTGACTACATAGATAAATACGGAAAGTTTCCACCTATACTTGTTGCTACTCCTGATGAAGAGAAGAGATCGTGTGCGTGGAAAACACTCATAGAAGAAAATAAAGACGTAATAATAACTGGGACAAAGGCATCGGAGATGGCTCCATTCGGGCCAGAAGCATACTTAAGTGAGTTCTCAGAGAGCTGGGATAGCTCCTGGGTAGGCTCGGCTAAGTGGATAGCAAAGACTATAGAGAAGAAAGTAAAACAAAAGATAATGGAGACGTCTCCAAAAAAAGATGACAGAAAAAGAGTGCTCTTTAATAACACGGTCTACGAATGGAAAAAAGACGGAATGTATGCTGGAGCGCAAACAGTCAGTAATTTAGTAATGGATGGCTCTTTAAATATAGAGGAAGTGCTGCTAATCAAGGGAGATCAGTACTACACAGGAACTATCACATCGCACGCTAGCGGGGAGACCGCAAGATTTAAAGTAAAGTCGTGCTACTTAGATCACAAGTTCTATAGGTGGCTTAAGGTATTTAGCCTAGAAAAAGGAATAGGGCATATAATGTGTAGAAGAACCTACGCACCATACGCTGTTAAAGTATCTATGCTGCTTAATCCTCCAAGAATAGTAACTGACTTAAAAGAGGACGGAGGAGAGGGAATAGCGTATAGGTTCTCTAGGTTCAACATAATGAAAAGCGGTAAAGTAGCAGAGCTTCCTAGCGTAAAAAGATTTAGAGAGTGTGCTCTTAGCTTAAATGAGCCGTTGAGTATTTTTGATAAGGAAGCCCTAGGAGATGAGAGAAGCGCACTAGCGTGGTCAGTCATAGTGGCTTGCATGTCTAACGCCATGTCAAAGATAACAAATAAGCCTAAGATAGGAATAGCAGTAGATCCGGAGTGCTTCGATGACGTCAGAGCTATAGCTGAGGCTGTAGGGTCAAATGTATGCTCTTTATCTAGTAAGGGAGTTAGAAAAGCGGGAGCAATAGGAATACTGGATATGGAAGCAAAGTTCAACCTTCCTGTAGTAATAGACCCTGGGGTACTTACTATGCCATCCCACAGAGATGCTATAGAAAGAGCTGGAGGGCCTAGGAACTGTATAATCAAAATGGGCAATATGACCGTGCTAGGAGCCAGGACTATAACAAGATGGGCTAGGATTAAAGACAGCTCCTACGTTATGACCGACTCACTTCGATCCGCTTGTAAGAAAATTAGCATACTTTTTCTTACATGGGTTATTACATCTAGGTATAAGTCTGCTGGAAGTAATGGTATACAGAAAGCTACAGAAGCCTTGTCGAAATGGTGCCTAGATAATGACATAACCCTTGACGGGCTTCATAAAGGCATCAGTCTAATAGACCACGACCTAGACAAGACAGATAACAAATCAAAAGAAAATGCGTTTAAATCTATTATGGAGCTGGTGCTTAACACTGAAAGCCTGAGCAGTAATGGGGATAACGCCGTAGAAGGAGAGGTAACCTGGGTAGCGTGCAAGGACCTTTACAGAATTTTAGACAAGTACTCAGCCCCCATGTCAGACAGAGGCTCCCTAGCTAAAGCTCTTATAGAGACTGGTACTATAAAGGATTATGCAGTATTTGAGAAAACTAATAACCCAAGCTGGGCTATTCTCACTTCAGACTTAGAGTCGTGGTCTAGAGGACTATAGAGTTATACGTTCCATCCTTCTAGGCCTGCCTCCTGTGCCTGCTCCCTAGTTACAGAATACTTCTCTGTACGGAAGTCAGGCCATGCCCCGGTCATGTGCCACAAGCATAGAGCCCCAATATTTACAGACTGGGCAAAGTCATCAGACATAGCGGGGTTCCGCTGAATGGTGTATATGTCGGACCCTGAAGCTGTAGTTGTCTTATTTTCAACAAGGGCTAGAAAGTCCTGTATTAAGCCGGGGTCTTCAGAGCTTACGTAGTCATATGCAAAGAACTTAATCTTCTTTGTTCTTATAGCCATACAAGTAGTTAACAAACTTCTGGTCTTATCGGCTCTATAGTGTGACCTAGGGTTTGTGGGGCAGGCTTGAATAAATGTGAACATTGACTTGCTAGCTGCCCTAACGTACTGAACGGGTAATAGGCATTTAAGAGAAACCCCTGACTGAACTAGTACTGTCTCTCGTATAGATCCTGCACCAGAGTAGTCATGGGTTATAAACTCACACTTGTACATTCTATAGATCTTCAAGCACTCAGCGGCTTCAGCCATATGATCGTGCGGAGTGAGCAGCCTTTTAGCCCATATAACTTCTATATCACCCGTAGCAGTTATTCCCATGACAGCTAAAACTGTAAGGCTGACACCCTTCTCTCCGCCTCCGCCCCAGTCAACGGCTAGAACTCTGTGAGAGTATCTTCTTAGTATAGCTTCAGTACAGTTTGTAGCCGGAGTCCTAGGGCAGTTCTTTAGGTCAGGGTTAGACGCCGCTTGTAGTTCTAGCATGGAGACAAGCTGAAGCCCGCTTCCAGAGCTCTCTCCTAGAACTTCGTTTAAAAATCTCTCGTGCGTATAGTTTCCCATTCCTTCCTTCTTTGCATTAAGCTCCGCCCACTTATCTCTTCGGGCGTAGTGTATATGCATAATTGGTTGAGGTATATGATAACCAGCGTAATTAAACCTTCTTTCTGGGTGCTTGTGAATCCATCTTCCAGCAGACGGATGTATTACTCTATCACACTTAGCACAAACTGTTCCTGGATTATCCTCTGTTATGTCGTCCCTTATAGGGCCTATCATCTTAACTAAATCATGAGATATAGACGATACATTAGTGTAATTGCATGCTGGGCAAGTAATACACCACTCAGCCTGCGAAGAGGATAACCACTCTCGTTCAATTGTATTATCTAAAGTTTTTGGGGTTCCAGCTATCTTCATGGTACCCCACTCACTGGCGGACATTGTCTCACGAATAACAGGAATGTGATCGCCATCCATATCTTGTACTTCGTCTATGACAACTTGATCCGCCCTGATACCTCGTACCCTGTCGGCATCCAATAGAGCGAATGAGAACTGCATCATGCTGTTGTTGCGAAAGCTTCGCTGCAGAACGCTATTCTCGGTCTCGGGACCGATCAATAAGGATTTGATCGGGGACTGCTCTATGAAAGGCCTTATGTAGTTACTAGATAAGCGCCTAACTTGTTCAAAGAGAGGAGTTATATATAAGTTGCGAAAGTAAGGTATAGTCGCACATGTTATAACGCCGTGCGCGGATATGACTGTGCTTTTACCAACTTGACGCCCAGTCTTAAGGACTGTCCTTCTGGGCATGTGTATATTAAAAAGAGGTTCAAACTGATAATGCTTAGAGAGGCCGTAAGGTTTACCGTCTAGACTTAGGATAGTCGGCAGGAGAGGAGAAAGGTTTGGCAACTTACCATTCTTCAGTTTTATAATAGTCTCAGACACAAGGTCTTGGTCTTTGGTATCAGTTTGAATAGTATTGGAGTTCATATAATGTACAAGATTACTGAGCGTGTCGAAGCCGAGTATGGACCCGCTGATCAAAGTAAATTAGCTAACGTTCTTGAGCCGTTCGGGATAATCTCTACTATCACCGTTGGGTTCTTGTTAATATACTCTGTCTTCTTCTGTTAAGATGAGGCTAGTATATAAAGTTATGTTATAGACTAATCAGGAGGTTAAATACAATGCCAAGCCGCTCATCTAGAAGGTTTTTAGAGAGATCAGGGTTAATAGTTACACAAAGGCTCCCTCAATCAAGGGTTGCGATAGGTAACTTAAATTCCCTAAAGTATCCTCTAAATCCTCCATATCCCGCAGAGCACAGTCGTCCTAATGAAGGCAACCCTCCACCTGACAGGGGTATATCTAGAGAGTGGCCGTATGGAGCTACTTAGACATGAGCGACTACGAAAGATACTCTGCAGAAGACGATAAAAGAACAATAGCTTTTTGGATATTGTCGGGCGGTGCAATAGCTTCCGTTGTTACACTATGCCCGTTTTTCTTTATCTTTACTCTGGCGGTCACCTATATGATAACTAGAGGCCTTGAGAATATAGATGCAGGTCGGCCTGTTTACATGCCAGGCAAGCACTCTAGACATCTTAGGGAATCTATTGATCGAGCAAGGTCCCCAAAAGCTTATAGCGGAGGCTATGCTCGAAGGACAAGAAGGGACCGTAATTATTAATAGACCGTATTAAACGGGCTCTGCTGCTCGTTGTAGTAGAGCTCTTCTTATCTTATCAAGGAGGTTTAAAAATGGCAGATATAGCTGGGTTTTCAAAAGCCTGGCGGCACCGCTCTAAGAACTCTGTAAGGCACTCTAGAGCCGGTTTAAAAAAGGAGCGCTCTCGACTTAATCGACGAGAGGGAAAGCGTCATTTGGAGGATGCTTGCGTTCATAAGTTGAATGAACGAGATGTAACGTAACAAAGGAGTAATCATGATTGATGTTCTGATAGTTACTTTCTTGGTGGTGGCTGCAGCCAAGGCTGCACTCGACGCCTGGTTCGAGGGGTCTATCTTCGCAACTGCTAGAGCATACGCAGAAGCATGGAAGGAGTCAGATAGAAGAGTCTTTAGACTTTTTGGAGAATTGTTATCCTGCAGGTTTTGCTTGGGGTATCATGTCTCCTTTATTCTGTCTGTTACGTTCTGCTGCTTACTACCAAGCTGGATCCTTATTGCGGTTGTTGCTCTAGCGGCCCGGGGGATTGAGTACGAAGTAAATAGGTACGTAGAAAGGATTTATGATGATACCCAAAAGTGATGATATTAAGCCTAGACACATCGAAGTAGCAGATGCTATTCGAGACACCATAAATAACCTACTAGAAGGAGTGCCAGAGCTAAAGTCCGTAGGAGTAGTCATAGACTGGAATATAGGTAAGAATGACTTCCCATTCGGTATGATGATAGGCCGAGAAGGTATGGTAAGGTCTCCTGACGAGTTGTTCTCGTTAATGGAGCAAACGGCTAAGTTTTGCAATTTTCAGGCAAAAGCTATGGCCGAGATACTAGTGAAGACAGATGCTAGGGCCGTTGAGGTCTTAAACAAGATCAAGGCCATAACGGAACAGCTTAAAGAGTTAGAGTCCAGGAAAGATCAACTTGCACAAGAAAGGGAAAACAATGAAAAAACTAAGTAGGCAAGCCAAGGCGCGAAAGGTTATAATTATTACTAGTAGGAGGATGATATCCAACCTTCTAGATATCCAACCCAGGACCCTTAAGGGTAATAAACTATTTGAGGATGAGGGAGTATGTGCGTTGATAAGAGACATTTATCAAATGAACCAAAAGCAACCTGATCGTCTGAGCAGGGCATACGACCTGGCGGATGTGGTTAGGTAAGGAAGGCAGGTTTGAAAAAGGCAAAGGTTACTAAGCTCGAGCTTTTGCAATGGAATAAGTATATGGTTAAACTATCGTGTGGTCATTGGTTTATAAATGACACATCGGTAACAAAGATAAAGGATATGTCTCAGTTCATTAACTGCATGAAGTGTAAGGAGTAATACACTTAAGCACCCACTTCAATACAGGCCACTGCTCTATATGAGTAGTGGCCTTTCTGTTTTTATACATAAACATATTAAGGAGGTAGTGTGAGTAACCAAATAAAAATACCTGAAGAAGTACGTAGCAAGGCGGTAGAAGTACTTGAGAAGAGTAGCTTTGACGATTTATTAAAGCTGTTCCTAAGAGGAGCATCTAGGCACGCCCCCATAGGAGACCAAAAGGTATTTGAGTTAACGCCAGTAAGCGCCTACTGCATAGGTGATAAAGCGTTCACGTTTATGTTTGCAATAACCCACGAATGCACAGATGACAGATCTAATTGGGTTAATGACGAGTTCTTGGAAGTAGAAAAAAGAAAAGAGGACTAACATGAGTAAAACATGGGCTCCTACAGAGCAGGACCTTGAATGGTTCAAGAATATGTTCTCATCGCTAAACGAGAATGGTATCTGGGTTGTGCCAGCCACAGGCCAGACGTTCATAAAGAAAGGGGACGCACTGGTGTGGTCTAACGAAGGTCTGGGAGATAAAAGCTCAGTATATGAAAGATCCAAGCTTATAGGCAGCGGACTAGGTATAGATGTGATTAGGGAGAGTGAGCTTTGAACATATTCGCTCTGTCGTACGATGCAACAGAGGCTGCTGAATTTCATATGGATAGGCACGTAGTAAAAATGCCACTAGAAAGTGCACAGATGTTATGTACGGCTGTTCACATTCATGGCGGTTCTGCCATATACAAGAAGGCATTTGTTAAACACCCGTGCACTATATGGGCAGCCAAGACAAGGTCTAACTTTGACTGGTTAACTAACTTCGGCATAGCTCTGTGTGTCGAGTATCAGTACAGGTACAACAGAGTGCACGCATGTAGGCCTGTAATAGAAGACTGCATGTCTAAACGAGAGTACATACCAGAAGGCGAGCTAACTACATTCGCTCAAGCTATGCCTGAAGAATATAAGAACGAGTGCACTCTAGAAGCGTACAGAGAATACTATAGAAAAGGTAAGTCACATCTCGCCGTATGGAAAGGTAGAGAAAAACCACATTGGTACTAAAGGAGAAAGGTATGGAAGATCCGTATAAAGATGAAGTCGTTGCAAAGGCTGCGGCAGAATCTCTACGAGCCTTGGACATGATAATGGACATGGTAAAGCAGAAAAAATTAGATGTCTGTTCGTATAGAGATTTTATCGACATGCTAAACAGCCCCGAGTATTCTCACATCAAAGATGTGTTGGATAAAACAAAAGCTGCGCTACAAAGTAATGACGTTAAGCGCAACGAACTTAGGATAGAAGTAAACAAACAAAGGGAAGGCCTGGAATAACAGAAGGGGTTACCGAGCCCTTCATGTTGGTTTGGGGGTCCTTGGTGAGATAAGGACAGCCCGTAGATAGGTTCTACGGGCACCCCAAACATTTAACTCTTACTATGTAAGGTTTGAAATGGTATCTAAGATTAAAGGTTCTAGCAGGTGCCCAAAATGTAACAAGGCAGTTAAAAAGTTCCACCACCTGTCTTCTTACGCTGACAGGTTGTGTGCAAAGTGTTTAGATAAACACATTAAGAAGACTTATAAATAAGAAGCGGTACACATATCTAAGCCTCATACATTTGTATGGAGGCGTCTCCACAATCTTAAAGGAAAATTAAAATGGCTACGCCAGAAGACATTCTCGTAAATGAAATTAGACTAAAAAGCGGTACAGATACGGAAACAAAAATTGAGATAACCAAGAACACTAAAGGGTATAACTGGACAGTGGCTATGTCCTGCCCAAGAGGAGAAGAGGACAGCCTGGTAACCAGGCTGCAAGAGCTAAACGGTGTACTACTAAGTAAATTTGAATCCTAGGAGAAATTATAATGTCTAGAGAAAATCTTATTACAACCCTTACCCCTACAACGGCTAAGGGTTATATCAGTGGTGAAGGAACCTGTCTAGAGTTTGACAGGCTAATAAAGCTGCAGAATCCAGAAGTGCTCAAGCTGTTTACCAGACATGAGTCTAGCTGTATGGTAAAGAGAGTAATCTCTTTTGGGACTAACTTTAGAATAGACAGCGTAACATCTAAGTACATGCCTGAGCTAATGACTAAAAACTTGATAGTTCAGGGTCCTATAGACCTTAGTAGAGAAGATACTATTAAATGGCTGATTAGTATGGCTTACTTTGGCGAAATAGATACCATATCGCTCCGCAGAAGCGCCGCAGAAAGTGTTATAAAGCTGTTTAACGAGGGACAAATAACAGATGAATATCTAGAAGAGACCGCAAAGTCTATGGGGTTAACTGATTATAAAGCTATAAGGCTAGATAAGCTGTCTATAGTGGCAAACCAATGGGAGACCCCTGAACTAAAGCATATTAGTACTACAAACAATCATGGGTGTAGAGTTAATAGGCAGATATTTAAAACCCTAAAGAATATGGACTTATTAAGTTATAGATCTATGTCGGCTGGGGTATCTATGGAAGAGCACAGCGAAAGGGGAGGAGCACTTAAGATTAACAGTACAATCTTAGGTACTATAGTGCTAGATACAACAGATGAAGGCATCAAACAAAGCATACTAGGTTTGATGGATATTATAAAAAATGTTATGGGCTTACGAACAGATACCCCAGCTCATTTCTTTGAGTTGCGTGATCCTAGGCGTGGCTTTGCAGCCAATGATGTGTCGTGCGCGGGCGATATAGAGTCGTTGTTTAGTCTCGAGCGAGACTCTATGATAAAGTTAGTAATAGAAATGGAAGACTACGGCTTTTACTTTTCTAGCTTTAAAACAGGAATAGATGAGTGGAGCGCCTCTAACATGGCAGAGGCCTACAGTGCATACTCTACTCACTGCGAGTGGGATGAAAGTCCAGAAAAGACTGAGGCTCTGGCAGCATGTATAGCTAAAATTAGATACTCAGTAAAGCTTCTTGCAACTGAGTGTATTAACTTAAAAGAATACATCAGCGAGTCAGTTAAGCTTAGAGCAATAGATGACGGCCCTAACATACTAATGACTCTAGGAGTTCGTAGATCAACCTGCTCAGATATACGAGTGTCATTCAAGTCTTATAGTGATGTTTCACACACAGACATTATGGAACTAATGGAGCACACAGACGGTCGAATAAAGGTTGCACTAGGGGCTAGAGTAATACCCAGACTAGATAAGAACGAGTTTATACTGACTGATGATACAGGCGCTAGAGAGGTAAAGACCTTAGCTACTTTAAACGCCTGCGACATAGTAAAGTTCAAAGGGGATCGTATATGGTTAGAGGGGGTTGATCCGCTAACTATAGCACCAGGATCCCTGACTACACTCATAGAGAACATAAGAGGAAGGGCAGCTTCTAAGTATGACCCCTACAGGTTCGCGTCTTCTAGTTACGCTCCCCAGGCCAACATAAGAATAAGTTTTTGTGACTTCACAGTTATTCCAGATCACATCCTTGAAGAGATGTTCTCGTCAATGTGTGGTATAGAATTTGTGGACAGTAGGCCTGTGTATAACTCTAGCCTAAGAAGGGCAAGATATGATGGAGCAGTAAAACATGATGGACGCGTCTCCACTACTGCTCTTCCTCCGACTGACGATATATCTTGCATTATACGAATACCGGACACATGTGTAATGTCCAGTAAGTGGTCTAATAATCTTGCCTACGTTTACTCTATAACTAGAGGGGAAACTTCAATGTCGGCAAGTATTAAGTACTTAGGCGCCAATACTGTTGACCCACTTGTAGTCAGTGATAACACGCCTAGCTGTCCTTACTTTCAGATTAGGGAACCACACCGTTTAGGTACCTTACTACTAGGCCACGACGAAAAAGGAATACCTATTTATTCACGATGCGAAGACTCAGGTAGACTATCGGACACCCTGATAAGGAAGGGTCTAGAAAACAAGAATGGTAAGTTTTCTAAAGAAATTCGTATAGGTAGAAGAAAAAGCTGGGCGGGTAAAAGCGCTATCAGCTTATCTATTATCGGGCTCAAGGTGCAGGATAACCTAACTAGAGAAGAGTATCTTAGGGTTGATAGCTCTCTAAGCTTAAAAGCATTAGGGGCTATTATAGAAAATAAAGAAGCCTCGTCGGTTAAATGACGAGGCGGTTTTAGTATATAAAGCTTATAAGGCTTAGCGGCAACGCTTTGCACATCCTGAAGTTCTGTTCTTAAGCCTACTATGAAGGGAAGCTACTGGCTGCCTTCCACACTCTACGGCTTCAGCCTTAACCTTAGGAGATTTAATCTCCTGGGGTTTTGCTGGGGCAGACTCTGTAGCCTTAGCACTAGAAGAGCAGGACCCACCAGAACACGAGCTAGACCTATTGAAGATGATTCCATCTACGGACTCAGAACCAAAGGCCATACTCAAAGCAATAACTGTCTGAAACATAGTAACCTCCTGTAAAAACTGTCTGCCAGCCCTGTTGCTGGAGATGAAAGTTTACAAATGTAAATCACTTTGTCAATCATATGGCGTAATAATATTTTGTTTAAACACTTAAATCCTTTTGTACAAAGGGTTTAAAATTTAAATAAATCTACAATGTGTCGCGGTTTAACCAACAAAAAATTAGAAAGGCAAGAAATGAGCAATCCAGCAAATACCCCAGAAGAAGCAGCAAGACTCAAACTGGCGGATGAATACGTGGACATCAAGATGGCAATGATGACAGAAGACAGCGAGATAACGGAACTGGCTTACTACGCTAAACAAGCGCTAGAAGCAGAAAGTTTGACCCTAACAGCAGAAGAACTAGAAGACCTTATACAGGCGGTCAAAGAGTATAACGGAGACGAAGACGAAGAGTTAGATGATGAAGAAGCTGAATAACCCAAAGGAGTTAGATATGAAATTTGAAGAAGACTATAACCCCGGCACTCGAAAGGTGTACAGAGCTATAAAAAAAAGAGAAGAGTTGGGGCTGAGCACCACTGACTTAGACATAGGCAAAGCAACTAGGCTGGCTGTAGGTACGGTATGGATATACCGAACAATACTGGTCAAAGACGGTTTTGTTAAAAGAAGCGCTAATGAGATAAGAAAGAACAGAAAAAGGATGACCTGGAAATGCGTTAAAACGTTACGAAGTAAGAAAGATCAGGTAAAGACAGGCTTAGCAAACGTTACGCTAAATAAGAGGCCTTCTAGGCCCTGCAATGAGCCTACTACAAGTAACATCAGCTTGGCTCAATACTACAGGGCCTACAACGCCGGAAAGAAGGTAGTTCTCAGCGTAGAGAAGCTGCTTAATAAATTAAATAAAGACCTCCTTGTGTTTAAAGGGAAATTAGGGG